CCCGCCGTGATGATTTTCCCGGTGTTGCCGGCGAAGGCGCTCGACAGCGCGGCGACAATCTGCGGGATGGCGGAAACGACTGTCGCGATGATGAGCGGCAGGTTCTGGATCAGCGCGATAAGGAGTTTCACGCCCGCATCCACAATGAGGGGGATGGAAAGAATCAGCGCGTTCACAAGGCCGTCCACAATCTGAGGAATCGCCGCCGTCACCGCCTCAATAATCTGCGGCAAAGCCTGCACAAGGGAGGTAAGCAACAAAATCCCTGCCTGCACAATCTGCGGAATCGAGCCAATGAGGAAATTCACCAGTGCGGTGATGATGGTGGGGAGCGCCGCCACCAGCTGCGGGATGGCGTCGAGCAGACCCTGCGCCAGTCCGAGAATGAGCTGCAGCGCCGCCTCCAGCAGCATCGGCAGGTTGTCAATCAGGCCCTGCACGATGGTAGTCACGGCGTTTACCGCCGCGGGAATCAGCTGGGGGAGCGCATTTCCGATGCCTTCCACCAGAGCAGTCACCAGCTGCACCGCCGCATCAATGAGAAGCGGCAGACTGTCGATGAGGGCGGAAACAATGGTCATGACCGCGTCCACGGCCGCCGGAATTAACTGGGGCAGAAGCGTCAGAAGCGTGTCGAGCACCTGCGTGAACAGGCTGACCACGGTGGACAGCAGCGTGGGGAGCAGTTCCCCGACCGCCTGCAGAATGCCGTCCAAAGCGGCAGGCAGGGCGGCGACGATGTTCTCAATCACCGGCGTGATGTTTTTGACCACGTTTTGAAACGCTTCCACCACGTTGCCGATCAGCAGCTGAATATCCGCGTCCGCGTCGCCCAGCCCCGCCGTCAGGTTGCCGATGGCGGACTGCATCCCGGCAATAGAGCCGCTGATGGTTTCGGTCGCTTCCTTGGCGGTGGTTCCCGTAATGCCCATTTCCGTCTGAATGACATGGATAGCCGCGTACACATCGTTCAGATTGCTGATGTCGTATTTCTGCCCGGACAGCTTTTCGGCGTCGGCAAGCAGCCGCTCCATCTCCGTTTTTGTGCCGCCGTAGCCGAGTTTTAAATTGTCGAGCATCGTGTAATTCTGCTTGGCAAAGCCCTGATAGGCGTCCTGAATGGAGGAAATGCTTGTGCCCATCTTGTTGGCGTTGTCGGACATATCGGTAATCGCCGTGTCCGCCGCCTTTGCCGCTTTAGCGGTGTCTCCGCCGAGGGACTGAATCAGGCTGGCCGAAAAGCTGGTGACCGTCTCCATGTATTCGTTGGCGGACATGCCGGCGGTTTTGAAGGCATTGGCGGCATAGCTCTGGACAGCCGCGCTGGAATCTTTGAACAGCGTGTCCACGCCGCCCACCAGCTGTTCGTAGTCCGCGTAGGCGGCGACGACTTCCTTGCCGAGCTTGACGGCGGCGGCACCTGCGGCGACTACGACCGCGCCCATCGCAACACCGACGCCCTTTAAAACGCCGCCCAGCTTTTCAAACTTGGAGCCGGACTTTTCCGCTTCGTTGCCGCTTTCCTTCAGCTCATTCCCCAAATTATCCGCGCCCTCGGCGGATTCTGACAGCTCGCGCTCCATGCCGTTGAGTTCCGCCTGCGCCTTGTTCAGCTGAATCTGCCAGTTCTGGGTGCGGCGGTCGTTTTCGCCGAAGGAGTCGGAGGCGTTTTGCAGAGCGGCGCGCAGGGTTTCGATTTTCGCTTTCTGGGCGTCAATCTGCTTGTTGAGGACTTCGCTGCGGGCGGCAGCCGCCTGCACGGATTTGTCCTGCTTGTCAAACTGGCTGGTGACCAGCGTCATTTCCGATCCGAGGACTTTGAAGCTTTGATTGATATCTGAGAGTGCTTTTTTGAACTCTTTTTCACCCTCAACGCCGATTTTCAGGCCGAAATTATCCGCCATCTGCCGCTCACCTCCCTTCAAATCCCCGGCGGGATGATATCGTCAATCGAAAAGATTTGCTTCGGCTTTTCCATGCCGAGAAACTGTTTGTGACAGGCCCATAAATCCAGAAACAGCCCGATGGGCATCAGCCAGAATTCCTCCGCGCCCATGCCCATCTGCACCGTTCCGTAATACAAAAGTCGGGTAAACAGCTCTTCCGTGTTTACCCGACTTCCGCGTTTTTTGAGGAGGTTTCCTCCTCACTCTCCACATTCCGCGCTGTTCCCTTGAACATCGCTTCGGTGATGGCGTTCTTGTACACCGCCAGATCCAGCGGCGAGGTCAATAGCTCCACGTCCTCTTCGGTGAGCAGCTCCTGCGGCGCGTCCTTGTTTTTGAGGTTGTGAATCAGGATGGACTGATTCGCCAGCAGGGTAAGAAGCCAGACAATCTCATCCAGCGCCATTTCAAAATTTTCGGACTTCATCAGCTTTTCGCCGAGGTTCTCCAGCCCGCCGTAGCGCCGCGCGATTTCCTTGGTGGCGCGTGTGGTGAGAATCAGTTCATAGTCTTTTCCGCCGATTTTGATTACGGCGGCTCGTTCGTTTTCCATGCGTCATCCCTCCTTATTCGCCGGACGTCGCTTCGGTGTAGGTCGGTTCGTACACCTGCCCGAACCAGCCGGAGATGGTTTCGGATGTAACGCCTGCGGCGCCCTCGGAAACCTCCGCCTTCCACGGGTGCGTTCCCTTGGAATCCGGTTTGTTGCGGCGCATGACTGTGCCTTCAATGCTGGGCGTTTGAAAGGTGATGGAGTCGCCCTTGGTCTGCAGATTGGTGGACGGGATGCCGAAAATGACGCGGTACAGCCAGAAGTAGCGGTACTTGCCGTTTGCACGCAGGGCGCGGAAGCCGATGGCCACCGGCGGGGCGATGTTTTCTCCGGCGGAAATCAGCACGCCGTTGTCGTCCGCCAAAGCGCCGGTGAGATTCTGCGCGGCGGTAATGCCGATATCGTCCACGCCCAGTGTCAGCTTGCCGGACTTGAAGTCTTTGACCACCTCCGACGCGCCGTCATCGGCATAAAGGGTCGCCTCGGCAAGCTCCACGGACAATTCTGCCGAGATGGCCTTTGCGAGAATTTCCGGGGTGTCATAGGTTTCCTCGCCGTCCTCGGCTTCGGTGATTTTTGCGTAATAGAGCTTATCCATTCCAATGGTCGCCATAAATCATTCCTCCGTTTCATAAGACTGCGCGGTGTCAATCGCATAGTGGTGGTAGCCGGTATCGTCCTCATGCCCGACATAGGTGCGTGCCGTGATGGTAAATCCGGCATTCAAAAGTGCCTGCGTAATCTGACGTTTGCGCTGCAGGTAATTGCCCTTGGAAAAGAGCGAAATCCGCACCTCGGACACATCCATCAGCGGCGCGTTGTCGCCGAACAGGGCGAAATCGTCCGTCAGCGGCGTCAGCACCAGATATTCGTCGGGCGGGATACCGGAAAAAACGCCCGTCTCCACCGGGAGAATGGGCGTGAGAAGCGTATTGAGTTCTGAAAGCACGCTCATATTTTCCGCACCTCCTCGTCCAGCTTTGATTTCATCGTTTCGATACAGGCCTTGCGGCTCTGGGTTTTCGCCGGCTTTAAAAAGGGCTTGGGCGGCTGGCCGTGTTTGCCGTACTCCAGAATATTGGCGATTTTGGCGTTACTGCCGCCGCCCGGGCGCGGCTCGGCAAATCCGACCTTGATGTTCCAGCCGGAGCCGTCCCTCTTGGGTTTGGCGGGCGAAAGCCCCAGCGCGCTTTCCAGTTCGCCGGTGGAGCGGCTCGGAATTTTCGTGCCTTTGCCGACGACAGCGGAAAGGTTGGATTTTACTCGCTCCAGCACCACCTGCCCGCCGGCTTCCAGCACACGGGGCAGAATTTCGTCCGTCTTTTCATTGAGCCGGGAAACCTTCAAAAGAAAGTCCTCCGGCATCTTCATTTCCATTCGTGCCATATCAATTCATGCTCCCTTCCACCAGCTCGCACAGGCACTCCACATACATCCCGCACCCGCGCACGTCCTCCGCGCTGGTAATCCGATAGCGCTTTTCTTCACAGACTATGAAGTGCGCCGGGCTGACCTCGACGCCGGGGATTTTGCGGAAACGGAACAGCACGGACGCTTCGGAAAACACCGCCCTGTTCGCCCAGCGCTCCGAGCCGTTTCGGTCCTCCTTGTAGGCGCGCACCGAGGCGAGAACTGTGTCGCCCTGCGTAACAAAGCCATCCTCGTCCTTGACCGGCGCGTTGGAGATGAGGTCAATGAAGCTGTTCATTTTTCCAAAAGACAATTCAAACACTCCTTATCTGCGATGTTTTATGCGGTTTTGCGAAGCAAAATTTCGGCAAGCGTTTACGCCGAAAAGCATAAAACTCGAGAGTCTTGCTTGCAAGACTCTCATACCTTCCAATCCCGGTCAAGCCGCAGCAGCAGATTGACCGTGTCCCAGACCTGCCGGCCAGCCTGTACGGAATCGGCGAAAAAGCCGCCGGTGGAACCGTCGCGGCTTTCATAGAAATGCGATGCCAGCATGATGACCGCCTGTTCGGTGGTTGCCGGCATCGTATTTTCTGTGTAATAGCCCTCCGGGATATGCTGATAGCTTTCGGCATAACGGACGGCGGCGGTGATGTACATCTGCAGAAGCTCGTCGTCTTCCGTATGTGAAAGAATCAGATTGGCTTTGACTTTTTCAAGCAGGGTGTCCAGTGCCATGACCGCCGCCTCCTTTCGTTTTAATGCTTATGAACCCATTTGCAGAAGCTGAATGCCCTCGGCGAGAATGACCTTGCCGTCCACGCGCTCGGCGGCGATGAAGCCCACCTGCCCGTTGCCGGCGTAGAGTTCGTTCAGGCGCTGTACCGTGCGGCCCATGCGGTCGGCAATCCAGTAGTTGGAGAAATCACCAAACGCAATCGGGAGCGAACCCGCCTCCGCCGCCGGCACATAAGGACTGGTGTAGAGCGGATAGCCCAGCAGTCGGTCCGGCTGACCTGCCTGCACGGAGGGCTGCCAGAGGTACGCACCGTTGGAGTCCTTCAGCTTGCGCAGGGCGGATACGGTGATGTCTTTCATGAGAAACACCGCGTTTCTCCGATAGGGGCTTTTGAGCGCGTAAATCAGGTCAATGAGATTGTCCACGGTGATAGCCGTCGGGGAGCTTGCCGTCACGCCCACCGTGCCGCCGCTTGCGGTGAAAATGCCCGTGGGCTGACCGGTTCCGGTACCCACGCAGAAGGCTTCCTCCTCGGCGATGCCGAAGGCTCTGGCAAACTCCCGCGCGATGTAGCTCTCCAAATCAAACATGCTGTCCTGAAGCAGCTCCACGGAAACCTTGACAAGGTCGGTGAGCTTGAACGCGTCAATGGTTTTCTGCGCGAATGTGGGGTTGCTTTCGACATAGGCGGCGTTTTCCGCCGTCCACTGCGCGGTGGAATGGGTGGCCGCAATGGGGATTTTGCGCTCCGCCGAGGTGTTGATGGTCTTGGCGATGGAGCGGATGATGTTCGCCTCCTCCAGACCAGTCACAATCTGCGTTTCAAATTCCGTCGGAACCAGATAGCCGCCGTCGGTGTCTGGGGACGTGCTCAGCACGTTGTTGACGGGCGCTCTGCCGCGCAGAATGTTGAGAAAATCCGCGCGGTATTCGGCGGTTGCGCGGGGAGAAGCGGGTTTTGCTCCCTGTGCGCCGGGCTTTTCGGTCAGCGGTGCGCTGGTGGGGCGGCTCATTTCCGCATCCCGTGCGACGCGGTCCTCCTCAATGGCAATCTGCCGCGCCATTGCGTCCACGTCCGCGAGCATCTTGTCGTAGGTTGTGTTGTCTTCGGCAGAGAGCACGCCGTCCTTGGCGCGTGCGTCAAGAAACGCCTTTGCCGCGTCCCATGCCTTTGCGCGCTTTTCGCGCAGTTCAAGTACTTTTTTCATAATCCAATACCTCCGTTAAATGTATTTACGAGCCTGCAGCTTCTGCATGGCCTCGGTGATGGAAACGCCCATAGGAACGTTGTCCAGCTTCTTTTCCGCTATCGGAGCGGATTTCGGGATGAGCTTGTTCATAAGCGAATTGGTGACCGCCCTGCGGGAAAAAGCAAAAACGACATCCTCGGTGCGGCCGCGTTTCGCGTCCTCGAGAATGCCGTCCGCAAAGCCCAGCTCGATGGCTTTGTTGGCGTTCATATAGGTTTCGCCGTCCATGAGATGCGAGATTTTTGCCCGCGACTGTCCGGTCTTGATTTCGTAGGCGTTGATGATGCTTTCCTTGACTTCGGAGAGCATATCGATTGCCTTCTGCATTTCCTCGGTGTCGCCGATGGCAACGGTCAATGGATTGTGAATCATCATGAGCGCTGTGGGCGCCATCAGCACCTGCGTTCCCGCCATAGCAATCACCGATGCTGCACTTGCCGCGATGCCGTCGATTTTGACCGTGACCTCGTGCGGATAATCCATGAGCATGGTGTAAATCTGGCTTGCCGCCACGCAGTCCCCGCCGGGCGAGTTAATCCATACCACAATATCGCCGCTACCGGAAAACAGCTCATCCTTAAACATGCGCGGTGTGATTTCATCGCCCCACCAGCTTTCGTCCGCAACGGTGCCGTCGAGATATAGGGTGCGGATACCGGTGTTTTCGTCATTGTCCCAATTCCAGAAATGCGTTTTATCGTGCGCCCGGGCGGGACTTCGTTTGGTTCTGTCCATCTGAGGGTTCCTCCGTTTCTGTTGCAGCCGTATTCGCAAATGCACCAGCATCAGCAAGCTTGGTCATTGCGCCGTTGATGAGATACAAATCGCCGCCTTGTTCTGCGGGTATGCGGTCGAGGTTCTCCAGTTCCCGGATATCATTTGCTGACATCCAGCCGTTTTGCCTTGCGGTCGCGTAGCCGGTCATGCGGCTGGCATAGTCACCGCGGAGCAGACCGTCCACATTGAATTTTGTAAACACCGTGCGCTTTTCGCTGTCGAGCAGAAGCGACTTGTTCATCGCCTGCTCCCAGCGAATCACCCACGGGTCAAGTGTGTATTTCACGAACTCCAGCGACTGCTGCTCAATATTGGAAAAGCTCGACTTTTCAAGGTCGGCCAGCATGTGCGGCGGCACCCTGAAAATTCGAGCGATTTCATTGATTTGGAATTTTCGCGTTTCCAAAAACTGCGCCTGTTCGGGAGAAATGGCGATGGGCGTGTACTTGAGCCCTTCCTCCAGCACGGCGATTTTGTTGCTGTTCGCCGAGCCGCCGAAGGTGGACTGCCAGCTTTGCCGGATGCGCTCCGGGTCTTTGATGGTGCCGGGATGTTCCAATACACCGGAGGGCGCCGCGCCGTTGGCGAAAAACTTCGCGCCGTATTCCTCCGCCGCCATTGCCAAGCCCACGGCGTTTTTCGCCATCGCAATCGGTGAATAGCCCACCAGACCGTCGTACCCAAGCCCCAGCACATGGAGAATGTCCGTCGGAGCGAATACAATATCTGCTTGCTTTGCCTTTCCGACCTCCGGCGCTTCGTCGCTGCTTTTATAGTAACGGTAGAACAGCCGCCCCTGTGAATCTCTGTCCACCGTAACCCTGTCCGGCATGAGCGGGTAGAGCGCCACAACCTCGCCGCGCGCGTTTCGGATAATCTGCGCGTAGGCGTTCCCCGTCAGCAGCAGGTGGTTCATCATGGTTTCCCGAAACACAAAGCTCGTCATTTCAGGATTTGGCTCGTCATGCAGAACCCGCCACAGCGGATGGTCGAGGTATTTCTCCTTGCTGCCGTCCGCGCTGTACCTGTAAACGAACAGCGGCAGACCCGCGATTGCTTCTGATAGAATGCGGACGCAGGAGTAAACCGCCGTCATCTGCATGGCGGTTCTTTCATTGACGACCTTGCCCGATGTCGTGCCGCCCCACAAAAAACTGCTGCCGCCGAGGTTTTTAGCGGAAGATTTCTGTGGCTTGTCGCGGGCTTTAAAAATGCTTTGTAGTATGCCCATAGGCTGTGTGCCTCCTTACCAAATGAGCAAGCCGCGCTTGTCGTAAACGCTCTCGCCCGTATCGTTGCCGCACCGAATCGCCCGATCCAGTGCCATAATGGTGGCGACCGCGCCGTCAATCTTTTCTGTGGACTTCTCCTTGTCCGCCTTGATATTTCCGGCGGGGTCTGTTCGGATAAAGATGTTATCCATCATCCAGCGCAGGATCGGATGCCCGCCGTGAGCAATTTTTTCTTCCAACGTCAGCTTCATCAGTTCCTTGGTGGGCGGACTCATATCCTTGAAGCCCTGCCCGAATGGAACAACCGTAAAGCCCATTCCCTCAAGGTTCTGCACCATTTGCACGGCTCCCCAGCGGTCGAAAGCAATTTCACGGATATTGTAGCGCTCGCCCAGCTGCTCGATGAATTTCTCAATGTAGCCGTAATGCACCACGTTGCCCTCGGTGGTTTGCAAAAAGCCCTGCCGCTGCCAGAGGTCATAATTCACATGATCACGCTTCACACGTAGGCCGATATTGTCCTCCGGTATCCAGAAGTACGGGAGGATGCTGTATTTATCCTCTTCATCCAGCGGCGGGAACACCAACACGAACGCCGTAATGTCGGTTGAGGACGAA